TTTAAATTTTGTTCTAATTTAAATTTTTTGAATTTTTTATTTGGTGATATTGATTTTGATTTCTGTGAAGACAATGTAAAATCATGTCTACCATCTATCCCATTGGGGAAAGAAAGCCTTATCGAATTTGCATTATCGCCAATAAATGATCTAGATCCGTATAATTTTATTTTTCTTTTATCTGTGGATGAGTCAGATGTTCTTATAACTTCAACATAATATATTCCTGTCGTTAATCCAGTGATAGAACTATTTTCTGGTTCATAGAAAACACTATCTCCAGTTGCAAATTTTACCGGTTGATCGAATTGTATGGAAGTATATACTTTAGTTTCTGAAGTTAAACTATATTCGTCGTCAACATCAACCAGACCACTACCATTACTCTCACTATTTTGATCTATAAAAGAACTATTTAAAGATTCGGATACACTTAGAGTATAAGACGGTAAAGAATTAGATGCTACATATGCAAAATTATCGCTATCAAAGTAAACATTTTGAACATCAGAAATAATCCTATTGTTTCCATATTCGATGGAGACTGAATCACTTGATGCTTTGTTTATTTTTCTTCGAATAGAATAAAGTTGTGAAGAATCTGGACTAAAATTGAAATTATCTAAAGAGAGTAATAAGGAATTATTATCAAAAGAAGAAATATATACGCTATCGGATCCAGTTGGATATTTAATTTCACCACTGTATGAATCTATAATTTCTACTTTATCACCAACTTTAAATTGAGATTTATCTACCGTAGTCTTTAAAATAACACCACTACCAGAAAAAGAATCTATCTCAACCGTAGATGATGTATTATAAATCCAACTATTTGCAAAAGTTTCTTTATAGTTATTATTGGTTTCTCTATTAATTACACGTTCGCCAAGACTTTTTATTGATAAAATCTGTCCTTCTTCAACAAAAATCGATTTTGATTTGGGAACAAATTTTGATAAAACACCAGTTATTCTAAATTCAACTTTTTTGGAAGTATCTCCGTTTTCATAACCATAGTAAGTTTCATTGGATCTTATATCATCTGCTGCAGAAATAGTACTTTCAATTCCAGAACAACCCAAAAACTGATTAATACTCTTATCAGAATATGAAATCGTATTATTTCCAGAGAATATAGTTCCACTCTGTGAGAATCCAATTGTAGAATCTACTGATAAAACTGTAGATCCTGCTAAAGTTTCTTCTAAGCATTTTGTACTTTGAGTAATATCAAATAATCCCTGAATATTTGATTTGTCACCATAACCAACAAAGAGAGATAACTTGTGGTATGTCTTTCCTCTTCTTGTAAAATTCTCTACAGATGAAACTGATGCCTGTGTCGTCTCATCCGTAGACTTGAATATTGATTGACCTAAAAGATTTTGTGGGTTGCCGTAAATTGCATCTATAACTAAGACTTCTCTTCTCAAAAATTCTGCATCAGATGGTTTTAAGAGATATTTTTCTAAGTTTACAACTTCTGGGGTTTGTCCAAATAAAGCCCTGAAAAGAATTTTAAAAGATTCATCTGTCCCCTTTGTTGAATATAGGGATTTAATTTCCTTTAAAAAGTTTCCTGCATTTACACCTTCATATATTTTTCTGTCTTCAAATCCAGAGGCAAAAGAATATTTGAATTTCTTATAGAACTCTTTTAAGAATAATGAACTTAAATTCTTGATTGATGTATTGTTGGTGTGCGAAGTAGCAGATGATTTGGAAAATACTAATTCGCTCTGATTAAGATCTTCATGATATGTTGTTATTCCACTAAATCCACGAATACATCCAACAAAAGAATTGGCAGTTATTCCAGTATATGTGATAATTTCATCATCAATTTTTAATAATCCATATGATTCTGGAAATCCTTTAGTGCTTGAAACACTAATTGTAGTGTCACTTTCATCTATCGACGATTCAAGTGAAGCACTGTCTACAATAACTTCTGGTTTTAAATTATCTAACTTTAAATATTGATCTAAATTCTCTGCAATATCTATTGGGCCACCTTGATATTCTTGAGAAATATAATATTGCTTTAAAAAATCTTCCGTCTTTGGACTTTCATCCAAAATAAAACTTGGTAATTGGTTTTGAACAATATCTTGAACCTTAATTCTTGATTCAAATCCAGTCTGTATCATATTACTGTCTGTTTAAACTGCCGTTTGAATAACTCGATGTATAAGAATCTCTAGAGAAAACAACTCCAGATTTTTCTTCACCTGATGCAATTACATCTTCTAACATATTTATTTTAGTTTTTGAAATATCTAATTGCAAATAAAGATCTTTTAGACCTACCACATCATTCGATTCTGGGAATGCTTGTATTTCAATAATGTTCCCAGATCTTTCCGTTGAAGTTATATTTATTGTTGAAAGGTTTACTTCTCCTGTAACATAGTCAACTGTTCCTGCAGATTTTGCAACAACACTTATATCTCCCTCACTACCTTTTCTCACAATACTTATGACTCCAGTCTTCAAATCACTATTTGGAATATCTGTTATGTACACTAAAGAAGAGTTTCCTGCAATTGTAAATCCAGTTGACTTTATATTAAATCCTTCTTTGTTGACATGAAACTGATTACCAAAACATAATTCATACTGAGTAAATTGATTTGGAAGAACCTGAATGTTTCTTCTGATTTTTACTTTAGTGATATTTGAAGTAATTGCATTATTGGTTGAATCAATTACATTAAGAACCTTACTGTATCTAAATCTTCCACCAAACTTATTAAGGTCTAAACTATTTGAATAGTGAGTTAATGATGATGTGACCTGAGATTTTAATTCACTTGCTGAAGCAACTTTATTTGAATCAAAATAGACTGAGGTGTCAAGTTCTACATAAAGAACTTTCAAATCAACTATCTTTTGGTTAATTCCTGCAATTGAATATTTTTTAATTTCCGAAAGTATTTTTGTTTTATTGAAATCAGAAATAAGATCTCCATTTTTTGGTTTGATGGAAATCTGAACTGTTCCATATTCTGGTGGACTTAATTCTTCTCCACCAACAATCGAGATTGATTGAGTATCTGGATATATTTTTTTGATTATAGCTTCGTAATCCGATGCCGTTACTGCTCTATTCTGTGAAGAATATATTTTAGGTGCATAATATTTTATCGACTCTAATGATTCAATGCTAGATCCATTCCTTGAGGTATTTACTGTAGTAATAGTAAACGGATCTGGAGTTAGAGTAGATGTTTCTTCACCATTTACTATTCTTCCTGAGAATGAAAAATTAGAAACACCATTACCATCTATACCATCAGTTACAATATAGTTTACAGTAATAATATCACCGTTCTCTAATTTTTTGCCAAAATATCCATCACCGAAAAGTAACTCATATTTTTCATCCTGAACTTCTTGAATTAGATATATTGGAGATGTCCCATTGATATTAGTAATATCATCAACTAGATTATACTCCACACCAAGACCACTAACTTGATTGGCACTTCTGACATATACTTTTATCGTAGAAGTATCAATGAAAGAGTTATTCAATACAAATTTTTGATCCAGCGAACCATCAACAACAAATTGCTTTGTTAAAAATGTTCCTTGCAATATCTCTATATTATCAAAAGTAGCCCTTCTTCTGTAAATAATATTATTTCCAGCATCTACAGTATTATTTTCTGTCGTTGTGACTCTAATGTCATCTGGTATTGAGAAAACATATGAAGAATCACTAGTGTCTCCAACACAAACAAGACCTTTCTTGAGAATAAACGATCCAGTATCAGTATCATTTACGTCCACAGTAAACGTCACATTCGCCTTGGATGCCCCTCTAGACCTTGGTACATACCCAATGTTCCTAGCAAGCGATACGACGTTCTCACGGAGCGTTGCAGAGTCTAAGAACGACTCATTAACAATCATATTAGAGTTAAATGCTGTAATATAAGTGTTGTATGCAAGCGTATCAATTAAAACGGAAAAATTAGAACCCTCAAAATCAAATCCAGTAAAACTGGAATTTGCTCTTAGATAATCCTTGATGGATTCTTTTATTTCGTCGAAATCTAGATTTGTAAATTTAGTAAAAGGCATATTATCTGGTTGCCTCTAAAAGGAACGAATATTCTTGTGTCGGAAACTCTTGACCAACAATCTCATAAACAACTGTAACTTCAAAGGCATTTCTATCTGGATATGGAAAGACCTCTACCTGCAAATTATCAATTCTAGGTTCAAAATTTTGAATAGAAGTTCTAATTTGATCACTTATGACTGATGCGGTTCCAAAATCTACAAATTCAAATAGACTTCCTCTTACATCAGAACCAAATAATGGGTTAAAAAACTTCTCAGTAGGTATGGTCTGCACGATATTTCGCACAGACCTACGGATAGCTGCCTCATTTTTAAGAACGGGCAGATCATTTGTAATAGGATGAGGTTCAAATGATAAACTAATATCTTTAAATGATCTAGATATCCTCTGAATTGCCATTTTAACCAGAGTTTTCTGATTTTATTTATACCTAATTTTAAAATTATCCGTATATTGGTTCAGTTCCGTACTCCCAATCATCATAATCTTGATCATTGCGAATTTTTTCGTACAATTCCTTTTGTTTTTTTAAATTATGACGTGGTGCAGTGTCGTGCATGACCTCTGAAAGTACTCTTTCCTCCGGATCATTCGTTGATTGTGGCATTGACCAGTAATCAGTAATCAAATTTGATGTTCCCCACATATTTTTCATATAATTTTTGTCTCTATCTACAGGTGAATTGCCCATTTTTGCTCCTGATTTATGAAAATCAGAACTTTTATAGGGGTTGCTATCCCTCATCAGTATTTATTTTTTGCTCTTTTGCCGTTTTCCAGAAATATTCGTCTTCACGACCCATTCCAAGTCGATCATATCCATTTTCAACCTGATAATATTGAGTCGAAACCTTAAAATCGGGCATTTTTGGTTCGACAGGTGTCAAACTATTGTCATATATTCGTAATCTGTTGTTTGGATACAGTGCATATTGCCCATTTTCAAGTTCAATCAGGTTATGTGACTTATGTTCGGCAGGATTTTCACTTGTGGCATAGTCAACATAGTCTGGATCATGATGATAATTGTCAATTGTGCAAATATAAGTGCCTTTTACATTACCATGATCTCTCGTATAGCACTCGAAGTCCATCGAACCAATGAATTTCTTATCCACCGAGACGACTCCGTAGTCCATACAATTCCAAAACTGTAGGTTGGGTAAGCTCATGTCTGGTGAAGGGGTCTCAGGGTCCGAGACAAAGGCACTGATGGGCAATTTATCATACATTGCAGCATATTCTGGTAAATATGTCTCAAAATAAAAAGCACGCCCAGGAATCGATTTAACCGAAACCCAGACGCCCTTGACAAATTCACCATGTCCACTTTGATGATCCGTAAGAT